TACCCGGATGTTTCTAAGGCTAACTGTGCAGGGACGGATGCTGAGTCGTTCTTTCCTGACATCAGCACCAATGCTTGTCTTGATTTCGCTGTGGTCCGCAAGGTGTGTCACCGCTGCGAGGTGATGGATGAATGCCTTGAATGGGCATTGCATCACGAAGGTGATTACGGGATTTGGGGTGGCACGACTGGATCGGAGCGTAGGCGTATCCGTCAAGAGCGCGGGATTAGTCGGTCGGTTGGCTCCGTTGACACGTGGTTGTCGATGCGTGATGGCGCTGCATGAGTGCTGCGAACAAGGCGAAGGGCACGTTGTGGGAACGCCAGTTGGAGGACCACTTCAACGCTGAAGGTTTCCGTGCCCGTCGTCTTCCACGTGCCGGGTCGAAAGACATTGGTGATGTGGCGTTGGAGCATGGTGATCTGACGATCATTGTGGAAGCGAAGAACGTGAAGGACGCCGCGAAACAGATGGCCCAGTATTTGAGTGAGGCCGAGGTGGAGTGCTCGAACTTTGAGTCGAAGTACCCGGGGTCGATGTGTGTGGGTGTGGTGACCACGAAGACACGCATGAAGGGTGTCGGTCAGGGCCGGGTTGTGTTGACGGTGGATTCGTTTCTGAAATTGTTGCGGGGTGGCTGATGGATGACGAGGTGTCGGAGGCGCGGCTGCTGGCCGTGCTCGCGCATTACTCCTTGCCGGAGCCACGGTATGGGGAGCAGCCGTTGAAGTGCCCGGTGCATGGCGACAGGGTCGCGAGCGCGTCCGTGAACCGGGGCAAGGGGCTGTGGCATTGCCATGCCTGCGGTGCAGGCGGGGATGCTGTGAGCCTCGTGATGGCGCTGGATTCCGTGGACTACCGGCAGGCCAAGGGCATGGTTGACGGGCTTGTAGGTGGCTCTATGCCCCAGCAAAGGGCATTGCAGGGTGCCCGCAGGAGTAGCCAGACGCGTTGGATTCCACCACGACTGAGGCAGGGCGCATGAACCTCGTATTAGAGACCGACGACGACCGTGCCAGTGAACGCCGCGTCATCGCACGGCTCGCAGCGCAGACACCACACCTCACCTACATCCAGTTGCCGTCGTTCAGCGCGTGCGACTACCTCACGGTCACGCCGTACGGGTACGCACAGACCCTCATCGAAGTGAAGACCCGCAAAGAAACACCCGACCAGATCAAGAAGTTCGGCGGGCTGATTCTGAAAGAACGCAAAGCCAAAGAACTGGCCGACATCGGCAGGCTCTTGAACCTACCCGCCTATGTGGCATTCGCTTTCGAACACGGTCACGGGCAGATCATGTTGTGCGACATCGGACTGCTCACCGACAAGCAGCCCGTGCTGACGGGGCGACGTGATCGCAACCTTGCCACCGATGAAGAGCCAGTCATTCTCTTGAACTGGCCTGACTGGGACAAGCCCGACTTGATTCCGGTGCCCGCATGACCACCATCGTCGGACTCCAAGAACACGACCGTTGCACGATCGGTGCCGACGCACAAACCAGCAGCGGCGACAGGTTCTACGCCAGCCCACGGCAACCCAAAGTCGTAGACCTATTCGGTGCGCTCGTCGCATGCGCGGGATCCGGCTACGCCTGTGACGTAGCCATGCACAGGTGGAGGCCACCCGCCTCCACCGGCATCGACACGTACAAGCACATGGTCACCAAAGTTGTGCCGTCACTGCGTGCCGCGTTCGCCGAACACGACGTGACAATCAAGGACGACGAATCTTTCCAAGCCCTCATCGCAATAGAAGGGGAGATATTCCACATCGAATCGGACTTCACAGTCCTGCTTCGGGACGACGGCATGTACGCCATCGGATCCGGCGCGGCCTACGCCATCGGCGCACTCCACATGGGTGCGTCTATCGCGGAGGCAATTGAGATCGCGGCAGCCAACGACATCTACACGTCGCTGCCCGCCACGGTCATAACACAAAGGAGATAGACAATGATGGAACAACTAGTCCTTGCCACTGCACTCTTCGCAGGCGGCATCAAGACAAGCGAGCCGACCATGCTCCCAACAGTGAATCACTTCCAAGATTCCAACACGGCAGTATGGCTAAACGTACCTAAGTGGGTGCGCGAGTTAGGCATGTGTGTGCGTGAGCACGAATCGCACCACCGCTACCGCGCCAAGAACCCCACCAGCAGCGCATCAGGCGCATACCAATTCATCCGCAAGACATGGGCAGGGAACGCCAAGTGGACACAGTTCGCGGGCGTCTACGTCGCACGCCAATACAAGACAGCAAAGCAAGCACCCGCATGGGTGCAAGACGCAGTGTTTATCCACGCCATCACACAGGGAGGGATCAAGGCATGGGCGGGAACGGGATGCAAGGGAACATAAGCGGAATGATCTCCATCGAATACAAATGTCAGACGCTAGGTGAATTGCGTGATGCTCTTGAGCAAGTCAAAGAGTGGAAGTTGCCGGACTCCACTGAGATTGAGCCACGGTATCTGACGCTGTGGGTGCCGGGTCGTGCTGTCCCATCCGAATGCGGAGACCATCTGGTGGGAGACGAGCACATCGACTGGCTTGTGTACACGCATGAGCATCCAGAAGATGAGCCAGCACCATTGCCTGAAAGCAAGTCAGCATCATTGAGGGAATGGATGGGTTACAGCAAGTAATGAAACCTAATCAGAAACTGATCGACATGTGGACGCGAGCGTCCCACCTGTATGCGTCCGAACTTGCTGGGTCACCAGCAGAGGAATACCTGAAGCGGCGTGGACTGCTGGAGTATGCGGAGGAATTCCGGTTGGGATTCTGCGCGGAGCCAGCACCCGGCCACGAGGACAGGTTCGTGGGCATGCTGTCGATCCCGTATCTGACGGACGCTGGGGTAGTGGGGTTCAAGTTCCGGCGCATTGATGCTGGCGAACCCCGCTACCTCGCACCTACCGGGCAACGCAACCACCTGTACAACGTGCAAGCAATCCTTGACGCGGTCGATCAGGTGCTGGTAGTGGAAGGTGAACTGGATGCGGTCGCCGCTACCGGTGCAGGCTTCCCGGCAGTCGCACTGCCGGGAGTGAAGTCGTTCAAGCCACACATGGCCCGCTGCTTCGACGGCATCGGTCGGGTCATCGTGATCACCGACAACGACATGAAAGAGGACGGGTCGAACCCGGGTCAGGACTTGGCACGCAAACTGGTCGACGTTCTACCGAATGCGGTGCGCGTGTTGCTTCCCGAAGGTGAGGACATAAATAGTACAATCTTCAACTACGGAGCGCAGCACCTCGCCGACTTGGTGGGGTCGATTGATTAAGGAAGGCGCTCCATGAAACGCACAGATGTGCTCGCGTCGGCCAGCAACTTGCTGACCAGCGCACGGCAGCAGCAGTACGGGGAAGCGATCAACACGCACCGCCGGGTCGGTGAAATGTGGGGAGCCCTGCTGGATTGCGAGCCGATCCCTCCCGCCACGGTGGCAGCCATGATGGTTGCGTTGAAGTTAGTACGTGGTGCTAAGAACGCAGGGCACGCTGACTCGTGGGTTGATGCTGCTGCGTATGCCGCGATTGCGGCTGAACTGGCGGAGGCAAAGTGATTCCCTCTGTCGTGTTCGACATTGAGACCACAGACCTGAAGGGTCTGATGGGCAGGATCTTGTGCTGTTCATTTCTTGACGGCACCACCGGAGAGGTGACGACGTATCGTGCGGACGAGAAGCCGTGGAAAGGCAAGAGCAAGATTGATGACAGCAGCCTTGCTGTTGCTATCCGTGAGCGTCTTGAGAATTACAAACTGATCATCGGCCACAACAGCAAACTGTTCGATGTGCCGTTCATCAACGCCCGCCTCGCCAAGGCAGGCGAGCGACCCATTCACGTGGGCTGGCATTTGGACACACGCTGGTATCTGAACTCTGCATCGATGCGGATCGGGTCAGCGAAACTGGAGAACGCACAGAAGTTCTTCGAACTGGGCGAAGCGAAGACACCCATATCGTGGGAGCAGTGGCAGTTGGCAGCCACGTTCGACAAGCCAGCAATGGACGAAGTCGTCGTGCATTGCGAGCAGGACGTGAAGGTGCTAGCCGAACTGATCCCGCACGTGCTGCCGTACGTGGCGTCCCTGCACCGGTGATTGCAGGATGATCGCAGGGAATGACAGCGTGTGGCATGACGTAGTGGAACTGGCAGCCATCGCTGCCCGACCCATTGCCCGTGACTTCCGCAAGTGGGTGGAGTTCGATGACCTGAAACAATCGGCATCGGAGTATGCGCTGCGACGCAAAGACAAAGTCGAAGAGTATCTGTACGAGCGTGACGAAGACGGTGCGCTCGTGCGCCGACGTGACCGTGGCCTTGCGCGTGCAGGAGAAACAGCACTGATCACGTTTCTTCGCAGGCACTGCGAACGGATAGCCCGCAAAGAGAAAGCCGAACGCACCGGTTACCAGATTGAAGACGAGTACTTCTACCGTCCCGTCATGGTGGAGAACCTGATCAAAGTTTGGGGATCTGGTGACTACGACATCGCCGGTCAGGTACTGGATCAGGCAGAAATGGGTGGGCGTAGGTCACGGGTAGCGAGCGAGGGAAACAACTTGCTCGCCATGCTCGCCGATGTGGACGCTGCGATGAAGGGGCTGGATGACAGGTCACGGTTCCTGCTGGTTGAACGGTTCGTGCATGACACGAAGTTGCAGGATCTCGCTGACATGGTGGGTGTGTCGGCGCAGCGCGTTGACCAGTTGGTGGACAAGGCAGTGGTGAAGGTCATTGAGTTTCTGGGTGGCGTGAATCCGTACGGCGGTTGAGGCTGGGGCGGAAACGCAAATAGGGCAGACCCATTACGGGCCTGCCCTATTTGTTGCGGCTAGAGATTTCGATACTCACGTATGTGCCGCTTGATCTTGTCAACGGCGGGGTTGTCGTACTCGTCAAACTCCCACGCCACGTCCTCGTGTCGGGAGATGGTAGCCATCCGGTCAAGGAACTCTTCCCAGTCGATGCGTTCCTCATCGGCGAACCAGTCATCGAATACATCCTCAGCCAGTTTGAGCATGGCATCGGTGACATCGGCTGCCGTCTCCGGGTAGTGATACGTCGTGCCGTCCAACTCTTCAGTCTTCATGTGTCCCTCCTCATAGGTTGTCCAGCCATGCTGGTGGTTTCATGTTGTGAACCAGATACCCAAGGCCGGGTGTGGTCCACGGGTCATCAGCGAACGGGATCTTTCCCGCCGCTTTCATTGCCTGATTCTTCGTGGAGTACGGGCCGACCGTGATCGACGGCCCGTTGCGGATGGTGCGTGCAGACACCAGCCAGTAGTCACGGTCAGCGCGTGCCGAATCCAGTGCTTCGATGATGTCCCGGGCCAGCGCCTTCGCGTCATCGCTGGCCTCGGGATCCATCATCTTCGCCACGAGTGTCACCTCAGTTGGTCGTGGTGCCACAACGTCCCCATACGGCATCCCGTATCACTGAACCCACCGTGCCCACACCTCGGTCACGTCCCCATTCGTGGCGGCGTAAGCGTCGCAGCCACGGAACGCAGGGAACCCACCGGACCTGATATGCGAGGCGTACGAATGAGCACGTCGCATCTGATCCTTCGGGTAGGTGCGGATCACACCCCACTCACCGGGGCGTGACTTCAGTTCGTCAAGCACCGCATGCACCTCGTGCCTGCGGGTCTTGGCTGGTGGTGTTCCGAAACGCACGCTCACAGCGCACCTGCCAGCGTGAACGCCTTCACCTTGAACGCCACGTCCCGGCCCGTGAGCAGGCGCTCGGCACGCTTGCCACTGGACAGGTAGTCGGAGTACTCAATCGCTGAGTGCAGCAGAGCAGCACGAGTACCACGCACGTTGTCCTGCGTTGGCGCAGCCTCAATCAGGTAACGCAACTGGTTGCGTCCCTCTTCGACACGGGTCCGCATCGTCTTCTGACCACGCGTCAGCATGTAGTGCGGCGTCGTGAGTACCGACTCGTCCTTGATCGGGAACATCTGGGCGATGAACCGATCCACGACAAACGCTTGCGCCTCACGCTGCATGAGGTAACCGATCTGCTCCTCAGTGTCGTTGAGCACATCGATGGCGGACAGAACCGCAGAGCGAAACCCTGTCAGGTACGTCTGTGCGTTCGACGTGTGCCGGATCTTCGCGATCAGGTTTCCGGCATGCTTGCGCCGCGTTGAGAAGATCGCAGGAAACTGGTTCGAACACACGATTCGACTGAGCCAGCCCTTCGCCGTGACCGAACCGGTCCCGTCATGTGAGGTGGCAATCATCAGTCGGCGAAGGTGCGGGTCGCCACTGATCGTTGACTCGGATGCGAGATTGGCGAGCACGAACACACGCCCGCCGTTGTTCAAGCAGCCGACCTGTTCGAACCCGGACACCAGACCTTCGGACTTCAGGTAGTCCAGCGGGGCGAACGCCTCGTGGTTCTGGATGACACCGTAGTTCGATCCCATCACAGCGATGGGCTGGTGTGTGTCATCGCGGACGATG